ACTAATACATTTCAAGAAAAATCTATGAATATCTACAGCAACATAAATCCAACACAGATACTACATATAATACAGCGCAAACGTGATATTATAGATGGCCGGGCTGACCTGGTGGAAGATACGCAGTTTATCCAATGTGCTGCTATGCGCATGCAGGCAGGTACAACATTCAAACCACACCGGCACATCATGTACCCACGCAGCGAAGTGTACATCACTCAGGAAAGCTGGGTTGTTATTTCGGGATGCGTTAAGGTTATACTGTACGACCTTGATAACAGCCTGTTACATGAAGATATTTTGGAAGCTGGAGATATTAGTATTACATTGCAGGGAGGGCACAACTATTTGATTATGCAGGACGCTGTTGTGTATGAGTTTAAGACCGGGCCATACTTAGGGCAAAACCATGACAAAACCTTTATATGAAAATAGTCGTAACCACATCCGATAATTACCACCACTTACTGCCGGTATTCTTTTACCTGTACGGTAAGTACTGGAATGAGCCGTTTGATTTGGTAGGGTACAAAAAACCTGAATGTGAGCTACCTGAAAACTGCACATGGGTAAGTTTAGGTGAACAGCGTGGACCTAAATACTTCAGCGAAGATAAACGGGCATACTTTGAGCAGCAACCACAGAAATTTGTGTGGATGATGGAAGATACTTTTATTAAATGGAAGGTTGATGTTGTGGCTAAGTATGGGTGGAATATGGACGGTATAGGGCGTCTTGACCTTACTACCGATATTCAGAAAAGAGAATATACAAAAGGAAGTAGTATAATTACAGCTCACCCAAACAGCCGCTACCGCCTAAGTACACAGCCGTCTATTTGGAATAAAGAATTTTTACTGCAATACCTTATGCCAGGATTAAGTCCCTGGGATTTTGAAACACAGGATCCAAAAAGTGATGGTTGGCGTATTATTGGTTTTGTTGATCCACCATTGCAACATAATGAAGGTGTGCGACGCTTTGATCTGTATAAACTTAATCTTGACGGTATGGCACAGGAAGATATTGACCACATTAAAACACTCGGACAATGGCATTAAAGCTGCACTTGGGATGTGGGCGGCGTGATTTCGGGCCTTCATGGGATCATATTGACAAGGCCGACTACCCACATATCAAAAGTAAAGACGTTACCAAACTACCGTATGAATCAGGAACCGTTGATTTAATCTATGCATGCCACCTTATTGCCTACTTTGACCGGGAGGAAATTGTACCTATTTTAAAGGAGTGGAAAAGAGTATTGGTGCCGGGAGGTATATTGAGAATTGCCACCCCTGACTTCAGGACAATAGCAAAGCTGCACCTTCAACAGAATTGCAGTAATTTGGATCAGTTCTTAGGTCCGTTATATGGTAAGATGGATGGGATTTATCATAAGACTACCTACGATTTTTATTCTCTGATTGAATTGTTTGCAAGTATAGGGTTTAAGAATATTCGTAAATATGACCGTTTTAAAACCGATCATGCAAGGTATGATGACCACAGTGCAGCTATGATTGATGGTAAATTAATAAGCTTAAACGTACAATGCTATGCCTAAATGGATGATTAAAGGGAACCAGCTTAAACAGTATTTGAAAGATTGCAAAGAGGGTAATTTTGATAGCCACTCTTTCTCGAATATGTTTAACAGCCCGAATCAGTATAAAACGGTTACAGATAGGCTTGTGGATTTGTTTGGTACGATGTATGGCTTAAGTATCTGCGAAATAGGCGGTGGGTATGGGGGGCAGGCAAAGGATATACTTGACAGGTACATTCTTACACGCTACCATATCATTGACTTACTGGAAGTATGTGAACTGCAACGCAGATACCTGAAAGGTTTACCCGTTGAGTGTTTTACCGAACCTACCGGGCAGGAATACGATCTTGTAATAAGCAACTATGCAATAAGTGAAATACCGGATAATAAGTTGTATATTGATGAGATATTGAGAAAGTCAAAGCATGGGTACATAACCTGCAATACGGATTTCGTTAAACTTGACTGGCCTCATAAAAGACTACCGGATATTCCGGGTGAACGTGAAACAAATTATGTACTGATATGGTAAACTGGAATACCGTTACTGAGTTTGAAAACAAGATTGCTGAATTTTTCGGCGCCCCCTATGCCGTTGCAGTGGATAGCTGTACACATGGGTTAGAGTTGTGTTTGAGGTATAAAAATATCCAGAAAATAATAATACCAACAAAAACTTACTTATCCATACCTATGTTATCCAAAAAGCTGAAAATATCATTAATGTGGGTTCATGCTTGGGAATGGAATATGTTTTATGAGGTAGCTTATAGTAATGGGTGCAGTATTATAGATGCAGCCACATTTTGGAAACCTGCCGGTTACATACATGGATCCTTCATGTGCCTTTCCTTCCAGTATCAAAAGCACCTGTCCTTAGGTCGTGGAGGTATGATACTTTGCCCGGATAAAGAAAGCTACGATGCTTTAAAGAAAATGTCATACGATGGCAGATTACCCGGTATTCCCTGGCGTGAACAGGATATTGATACAATAGGGTATCATTACTACATGACACCTGAAACGGCTGAGCTTGGTTTACAGAAACTACCTGAAGCGATTGCCACCCCACCGAGAGTATGGACATGGAAAGATTATCCTGATTTAACTAAAATGAAAGTGTTTAAATGAAAGCATTAATTTTCGGAATAGCAGGGCAGGATGGAAGTTACTTATCTGAATACCTATTGTCATTAGGCTATGAAGTACATGGCACCATCCGACGGAACTCAACACCCGAAAACCAGGAATGCCGGTTACATGGTATTGAAGGAAAGGTAACCACTTACTATGCCGATTTAACTGATACCGGATCTATTGATAGGGTGTTACAACAGGTAATGCCACATGAGATTTATAACCTTGCGGCTCAGTCTCATGTCCGTATCAGTTATGACGTACCACAGTTTACGTCACAGGTAAACGCTATTGGGGTACTTAACTTACTTGAATCGTACCGGCGTATTTGCCCGGAGGCAATGTTTTACCAGGCCAGCAGCAGCGAAATGTTTGGTTCGTCTGTTGATGCTGATGGCTACCAACGTGAAGGCACCCAAATGAATCCCGTAAGCCCTTATGGTTGTGCAAAAGTATTTGCATACAATATCTGCAGGAATTATCGTAACGCATACGGGTTGCATATAACCAATGGCATACTGTTCAACCACGAATCACCACGCCGGGGAAGTAACTTTGTCACCAATAAAGTCGTAAAGGCTGCTATACGAATAAAATTAGGGCTGCAGAAGTCTTTAGAGCTTGGCAACTTAAATAGTTCACGGGATTGGGGACATAGTAAAGACTATGTACGGGCTATGCGCCTTATGATGCAACAGCCGAAGCCGGGGGATTGGGTTGTGGCAACAGGGGAAGCGCACAGTATAAGAGATATGGTTAACTATGTTTTTGACAGGGTTGGGTTAACCTGGGATTTGGTAAAGATTGACAGCAAACTTAAACGTCCGCAGGAACTTGATTATTTGCGTGGTGATAGCAGCCGTATTCGTGCTTTAGGGTGGGAACCGGAATATACATTTGAAACAATGTTAGATGAAATGATTGATTATTGGATTGATTACTATGGAAACTAAAGTATGTTATACGGCTTTATTCGGGGATTATGAAGAACTCAGAGACCCGGATATTGTTCCCGATGGGTGGAAGTTTGTATGTTTTACAGATCAGCTGGTTAAATCAGATGTATGGGAGATAGTTCCTGCAGAGGTTATCGACACCCCACAACGTACTGCCAGGTGGTATAAGATAAAGGGATGGATTTACTGGCGTTACTCAATGTGGATTGATTGCAGTTTCCATATAAAAACTGATATTGGTAAGTGGTGGAATGAGAGGTTTAAATCACCATTCAGTTGCGCCAGCCATCCGTTAAGAACGGATATTTACGCTGAATCCCGTAGCTGCATGGTTAACGGGCGTGGGGACGATGGTAAGGTATTAAAACAGGAACAGCGGTATAAAGAGATGGCCTTCCCACAGTACCAGGGAATAATAACATCAGGCATATTGATGAGGGAAAATACCCCTGAAAACATTAAACTACATCAGGCATGGTGGAAGGAACTAAGTGAACAGTCTGTAAGGGACCAGTTATCATTTGCGTATGTATCTTTGGGTATTGATTGGGTTAACACCTACAAATGGGATTACAGCCAGAGTAAAGAATTTGTATATCATAAACATAAACACTTAAGGAGATGACCAACCATACCGAATTACTGAACTACCTGGCGGAAAAGTATAATTTGCAGTCATACCTTGAAATTGGTGTGCAGAATCCGGCGAATAATTTTGATAAGATTGGATGTCTGGTAAAACACGGCATTGATCCTAATTTACCCTTCAGCCAAAAAATAAGCGGACAAACCTCAGATGAATATTTTAAGTGGCACTTTGAAGACAATCCGGATTTTAAGTACGACCTAATATTTATCGACGGCCTTCACCATTCCGATCAAGTTAAACGTGATTTCGAAAACTCCCTGTGCTGCCTTAATGATGGCGGCTTTATTGTCATCCACGATACGCTGCCGGAAAATGAGGAGGGAACTATTGTGCCACGCCAGACTAAAGTGTGGTGGGGTGATGTGTATAAGTTTGTGATGGTCCTGAATGAATATGATGGTATAAGATACGTTACCCTTAACATTGATAACGGATGTACAGTTATTTGGAAAGATGAGAATAGAAAAGGTGGAGTTAAAAACGATACTATAAACTGGGCTTCTTATTGCTATTTTAGAGAAGCGTCTCTTAAAATCATTCAACCCTCAGAAATTGAACATTACTTTTGATACCTGTGGAAACGAAAAGCAGAAACTTGCAGCAAAATACTGGATTGACGATACAGTAAATGATATTGTTTATGGTGGCTCAAAAGGTAGCGGCAAATCATTTTTAGGGGCGGCACTTATTTTTGGAGACGCCCTGCTTTACCCAGGTACTTTTTACTTTATAGCCCGTAAATCATTAAATGACCTTCGTAAGTTTACAATACCTACAATACTAAAAGTATTTGAACAGTGGGGTATAGGGGAGAAGTACTACACATTTAACGGCCAGGACAGTTTCTTTAAACTTTATAACGGTTCACAGGTATTCTTATTTGAAGCCAGCTATATGCCGTCTGATGAACTTTATGAACGTTTCGGATCCAGAGAAATGACAAGGGGCTGGATTGAGGAAGCCGGTGAAGTGGACGAAGCCGCAAAAAATAACCTTGCTGCATCACTGGGCAGGATGAAAAACGATACCTATAATCTTGTACCCAAATTACTGCAGACCTGTAACCCTTCAAAAAACTACCTGTACCGGGATTACTTTCTTAAACATGAAATAGGCACACTTGAACCGCACAAGCGGTTTATACAGGCGCTCCCACAGGATAATAAAAAACTGCCTAAAGAATACCTGCCTAACCTTAACAGGGTACTTTCTCCTGCACAGAAACAAAGATTACTGCATGGAAACTGGCGGTATGACGATGACCCGGCAACACTTATAGAATACGATAAGATTATAGATATATTTACTAATAACGGTGTGCCTGAAGGTAAAAGGTATATTACAGCAGATATAGCACGTCTGGGTGGGGATCGGATTGTTATTATCGAATGGAACGGGTGGCGTGGTAAAGTCCATGCCTATAAACAACAGGGGTTGGATGTTACAGGATCACTTATTGAGGATATACGCTACCGGCTGAACATAGGATTGAGTAATGTTATTGTAGATGAGGATGGCGTTGGTGGCGGTATAGTTGACTTTATGAAGTTCAAAGGATTTGTAAATAATGCCCGGCCATTACCTTCACCTAATGGCCCCAGGGATGCCAAAGGTAACCCGATACCTGAGAACTTTGATAACCTGAAAAGCCAGTGTTATTTCAGGCTTGCTGATAGAATTAATAAAAACGGTATATATTTGGAGTGCGAAACGGACGAAGTTAAGCAGTTGATAATAGAAGAACTTGAACAGGTTAAGCAAAAATCGCTGGACAGTGATCTTAAAAAAGGTGTGATTCCAAAGGATAAGGTTAAAGAATCACTTGGACGTTCACCAGACTTCGCCGATACGTTAATGATGCGTGAATATTTTGAACTGAGGCCAGCAATAGGTTTCAGAGCAGCACAATACTAAATTATATGCGATGGATATTTTAGGTCTGAAAGCACTGCGTAAATCCAATGAAAATTTACTTATCCATGTAAAACAATTACAATCTTCAAATATACGAACGCAACTATCAGGAATGACTAACCTTATATTCCCTACATGGGGAGTATTTCGGGAGGTGCAGGCTTACCAGTTGTTTGACGATGTGTACAGCGTTGTTTCCAGGGTCGCTACCACCGCAGCACAAATACCGATTGAAGCATATACTGAAAAAGACGAAAAAGAAATACCGGATAATGCGCCGTTATCAATGTATCTTAAATCATTGACAGTTGAACAGAAGGAAGAATTATATACCTATCTTTTTTTGTGCGGTGAGGTTTTTATGTATAAAGATCGTGTTCAGTTCGGGCCAAATAAAAACAAATTAACCACACATTTTTTACACCCCAATTTCGTCAGCCTGATAATATCAAAAGACTGGCCACAGAAAATTGTAGGACTCAGGTATCAGGACACATCATTTAATTTCACGCTGGCAGCAGAGGAGTTTATTTTTATAAAATATTTCAACCCGTCTGTTATCTACATGGATAGGTGGCGTGGATGCGGTCCGTTAAAATCATTATCACAAAGGCTTACCCGGTTGCAGGCTAATATGGCGGCAAGTGTATCACAATTACAGAACGGTGGTGTGCCTTCTATTGTATATGATAAAACCCCTGGAGTTGATGCAGAAAGAAGTTCAGGAGGCAGTGGATTGAATAATGAGGTAACAGTTATGGGGCAGCACAAAGAAAACTTTGCCCGGTTCCTTCGTAACCCCGAAAACAAAGGCGCACCATATTTTACAGCAGGTGAAATGGGCGTGATACCTTTGGGGTTATCATTGGTTGATATGGATGCGTTGGCCGCAGCAGATATTGACTTTGATAAGATATGTAACGCCTACGGTATATCATCGGTGCTGTTTAACAATAAAAAAGCATCCACAGAAAGCAATGTTAAAGAGATGCGTAAAGATATGTGGACAAATGCGATAATCCCGAACATAAAACGGGTTTGCGATGGTATAACTGCAGGCACTAAAGATATTTTCGGGGAAGGGTATTGTATCAAAGGCAACTTTGACGATATACAGGAACTCAAAGAAGATGATAAGAAGAAAGCTGAAGTTTGGGCAGCACTTCCGGTGTTTATCCCTAACGAATTGCGTAAGGAGTTTGGGCAGGCTCAATTAACTGACCCGGATGCAAACAAGTTGTATGTAAAACAGGGCTACGTTCCTTTGGATGATTTGAATATTAATATTGACCCTATAAAAGATGAAGGTGATTATGGCAACCAATAATGAGATAAAAGAAATAGTAGAAAGAGCGATACCTCTTGATCCTAAGTGTGCCATTAAACGAACATTGCAAATGGAACGCAGGGCAAGGTTGCGATTAGATATTGAGGAGTTGATAAGAAAACCTAAACCTTTTGATCCACGCACAGAACTTAAGGATATTGACTGGACACTTCAAACAAAATGACATCAAAACAACAGCGTGAATATTGGCTGCGTTTCCACAGGTTTCAGCAACGGTATGAAAAGATGTACCTGAATAAGATCAACGCTGTATTAAAATCACAGGTAGATACATACATAAAAAACAGGGACACGATATACATTCGTTCCGGTGAGATGCACAAGGTATTACTTGACCTTCATCAAAAAACCGGTTCTGTTTGGGCATGGCATACTAACCGTGATTTACAGCGTGTACGTTTGAAACGTATGGGGCAGTTAGGTTTCAGTGAACGTATGTACCAGTTAATCCGGCAATACTTCTTTGCCGATCTGTTGCGTATTGCCGAAGATATTACACAAACAACAATCCGGCTTATACAGGAGGTGCTTACGGAAGCTGCAAGAGAAGGGCAGTCATTTGATGAAATGGTAAGCAGGTTACAACAGGCAGACTTCACAGCAAAACGTGCAAGGCTTATAGCACGTACTGAAACGGTTGCTGCAGCTAACCAGGCATCTATACTCAATGCAAGGGAGCAGGGAATTGATTGTAAAAAAATATGGATTTCTGCAAGGGATAACCGTACCCGTATTCATCACAGAGAAGTAAACCAAACCGTTATATTGCTGAATGAAAAATTTAGTGTAGGTGGTATGTTGATGGACAGGCCGGGAGATAAGGCAGGTGGCCCTTCAGAAGTATGTAACTGCCGGTGTGTATTAGGGTATATACCTATTGAATAAGCCCTTTGCGGATAAAGTTTGCGACGAGCTGAGAAACCGTCTTACAAATAAAGCGATCACGCATATCTAATATTCTTTTCTCCAGCGTTCTTTTGTTTATATTCAACTCTACAGAAATCTCCTTAACAGTGTAGCCATCCGCAAGTAATTGGACTATCTTAGAATTATTCATGCGTAAATATACTAATTATTTTTATCTGTAAAAATATCTGCCTGTAATAAGGGGGTAATTTTACGGGCAAGATGGCAGCAGATTATTCAGTCAAACAGGCGCAACCGTTATCAGCTTCAATAAAGGATATGGATATGAAGCAGGGAATTGTTACCGGTTATGCTGCCAGCTTCGGTACACTGGATGCAGATAACGATATTATCATGCCAGGCGCATTCTCCAAAACAATAAAAGAACAGGGCCCGGCATCAACACAGCCACGCATAAAACACCTGCTTAACCACAATACCAGTCAGCCTTTGGGAGTTCCTTTATCGCTTATAGAAGATAGTAAAGGCTTGCTATACGAAAGCAAGGTTGGTAGCAATTCTATTGCCGTTGATTACCTTAAAATGGTTGATAGTGGGTTGATAACAGAACATTCTATCGGGTTTAACCCGGTGCGTAAAACGATAATAAATCCGGACGCTGACTGGAGAGATCAAACTACACAGATACACGAAGTAAAGTTATTTGAGTTCTCGTCCCTTACAGCGTGGGGTGCCAATCAGTACACCCCCCTAATAGGGTTAAAGAGTAAAAAGACAGTTGAGGAAAGGATTGACAGGCTTATTAAGGCACTGCAAAACGGAACTTTTACAGACACAACATTTGAATTTCTGAACGAAGAATTATTATTTCTCCAAAAGGCATTTAAGGATATTTCCACTCACGCCGCACCAACTGCACCTGAGCCGGATTACAGGAAAGCTATAAAGGAG